TATGAAAAAGGATTCTTCGATTTTTCTGGATTGAAATTGTGAGCGTATAACAAACAATTCTCAATGCCATCAGAAATCAAATCATCTCGGAATGTGTAATTAATAAAATTAGGGCGCATGATTAAATGTTCACAAATCTTTAAAAAACATTCACCCATAAATTCAGTAGAAGGCGGATCAGGTTCGTCAACTTCCCTTGCATCTAAAACCCGCTGTTTCCATTTCTTCATTTCATCAAAAAACTTCTCATTATCTACATAGTGTTTTCTTTTATCTGTCATGTTCCTGTACTCCCCAATCCACCCTCACCTCTATCAGATGCGGAAAGTTCTTCAACTTCAACAGGAGCAACATTTGTTACTGGTGCAAAAACCATTTGTGCAATCCTATCACCTTTTTTAATTTTATATGGAGCGTATGCATTATTTTTTAAAATAACTTTAACCTCGCCACGATAACCAGAATCAATAGTGCCTGGGCTATTTAAAACTTGAATACCCTCTTTAGCCGCTAAACCAGACCTTGACCTGATTTGACATTCATAACCTTCTGGAAGTTCCATATATATTCCAGTAGGTATTGGTTGCCATTGAAATGCCCCTAATTCAACATCTTCCAGAGAGCATATATCCATACCAGCATCACCATCTTTTGCATACTTAGGTAATGCATTATCACTCTTGTTCACCATTTTAACTTTTAACATAGCAATCATCCTTTACATGAATTGAACCAAGTTTGGTTTTTTATATTTTTCTACTGTACTATCAATCATATTAGAAAATTTATTTTTCCAATTATTATGATTATGTTTATCCCAAGTTTTATCTTGGATTTCTTTTCTATCACAACCTCTTAAACTTTCTATCGCCATTATAAGTTCGTGAGGATCATGGTCTATCATCCTATAATGATTATCCTGACTAGGAATAATAGTCGATCCATGTTTGTTATCTTTACTGTTTAATATTACTGGAACACCATGCGATAAAGCTTCTAATGCAGTAATACCCCATGTTTCTTGCCAAGATGTAGAAAAGTAAGTCATAGATTTTGAAAGCGTTTTCATAACCTCTTTATGTTCTAGATCAAATAAAACACCATCATACTTCTTATTCTTTTCTAAGTATGTCCTTTCCTTTTCATCTCTTGGAGTATTTGACATCAAAACAGTTTTATAATCGGTATCTTTTAAATACTCCTTTAATAGAAAAGGTCTTTTTTCAAGCGGACAACATCTCCCTATTGTTACGCAATCATATTCTATTTCTAATAATTCTGGTTTGTTTCCCTTGACATAACTAGAATCAATATAACCATCAATAGCAACATTAGTTCTAAATCTATCTGCCATACTCTTATAAAAATCAAATTGAAATTCACTCACCATAAAACATGAATGTTCTTTTTCCCTAAGATTGTTAATAGTGGACAACAAAGAACCCATCCCAATACACCCATGCAGTATCAACATAATAGGAAACTCGGAATCTAATATATGTGAACCAGCAAAAGATGCTTGATACCAGTTTGATATTATAATATCCGCATCAACCTTTCTGGAATAATCGATAATTTTATTCGCATTATCTTTCGCTGTCTCATCATTATCAATATTAACAACATGAACATCATCAAAAGTTTCAACTATCTGATGGCAAAACTTTTCAATTCCACCAGCGATAATGTCCGTATTATATTTTCCAAAATGCATATTATATGGTAAAACAATTCTCATCCGCTAATACACCATTCAGTTTTAAATTTAGGATTGCCTCTTTTTTTCTCTAACATAATACAATCACAATCTAAACAATACCAATCTTCGTAATAGACTTTTCCAGCAAATCCCTCACTCCGATTCTCTTGTGTCGTTTTCTTTTTGCACCTGTCGCACTTCGCCATCCTCGTCCAGTTCCTCTTGTCCATCATTAACCCCTTCCATAAATTTACGTTTTCTGTTTTTGTAACGATTAAACTTCTTTTTCTCAAAACGATTCTTAACAAATTTCTTAAATGTCTTGCCCATTTTTTTTCCTCATAAAGTGATTTCCTTACATATATAGTCAAATTGTTCTGCTAGATAAGTGTTAACACGTTCTTTCCAATGTTTAACACCATAATTTTGGTGTGCTTTCCATGAAAGATCATCAACAATATCAAACAGAATTGCTTTATTATCTTTATCATCTAATCTTAATACCCTACCTATTGATTGAAGATTTCTTATCTTCGCTTTATAAGGATGAGCAAAAATTAAAGTCTGCAAATTCTTGATATTCACACCAGTTGATAATACACCAGACGAAGCGACTATTATGGAATTCTCAACTTCAGCTAAACTACGAATTTTCTCTCTATCTTCAACAGACGTTTCACCTGCTATAAAAAAGATATTTCTATCTTTACTATTTTTTTGTTGCAACATCTTATGTAATACTTTACCATGTTTCTCAACATAATTAAAAAGAATTAACACGTTACCTTTTCTAAGTAAAGCAAGATCACGGATAAACTGATTTCTTAATTTATGTTGTACAACAAAATCAATTTCTTCTTTATAAGAAGCTCTTGCTAATTGTTTTCTTTCTGCATCATTATATTTTAATACTAAACAATCAATCCGTAAATCAGATATATGTTTATCTTCCATCAATTTCTTTGAAGTAACCGCTGTATATGTTTTACCAAACAAACCTTCTAATACTAATTTATGTGTCTTAGAATCGGTAATTGTTCCAGTAGTTCCGAAACGATATCTGGTGTTAATCATCTTTTCCAGAATACCTTTAAGACTTTGGGCATTACATAGGTGAGCTTCATCACCTACAACCATTCCGAATTTGCGGAAGTATGGAGCACCTAATCGATACAACGACTGCCATGTGCTTATATATATCTGTTTCTCTGAATCCTTTTCTTTACCCGAATAAATTACATGACATTGTTCTTCAACATTCCAATCTTTTAATTTTGAAGAATAATCTTTAAAATCATTGTACATTTGCGTAACAAGATTTGTAGTAGGTACAAGAATTAAAATCTTATCCCTCTCTAGAAATTGTTGATGCCATCTTATTAAAGAATAGATAACTAAACTCTTTCCAGATGATGTCGGGGAAAGTAACAACGCTCTTTCTTGTTTAATACACTCAACAAAAGATTCAACTTGATAATCTCTTGGTATAATCTTCTTTCCCTTAACAAGAGGCATTAATGATTCCATATACTTCTTGCAGTTATCATAATCAATCTTATGACCTTTTACTTCTATTATATCTGTTTTTATTTCGTAACTATGTTTAGATGCCCACTCTTTAAGATAAGGATATAAACCTAGATACATCTTTCCTGTATTGATATTAAATAAACGTATCTTACCATCCCACAATTTCGCTTTAAACTTAGGATGGAATTGAGCATTAGGTACTTTAAAACTAAAGTATTCATTAAGCTCATATGCGATATGTCTCTCACAAGAAATCTGTAAGAAAGATTCATTAACTTTACCAACAACAATCATCCAAGTTCACCAGATAAAAACTTCTTCCATTTAATTGCATTACCAATATTAAAAGATGCTGACGTAATAGATTTAGTAAAATCTGTTAGCAAGTTAATCTTGATTTCTTGTAACGTAATCTTATCTTTTAATTTATTTAACGCTTCATCTGAATTTAAAAATTTGTCAATATCTGATTTAAGAATTTTTAAATCAAATTCTTCTTTTTCGTATTCTTCGGGGTCTGCTTTTCCAGAATAAAATAACCATCTTTCTTTATAAAGAACATCATAATCTTTTTTAAGTAATCGCAAACCCATAGTTTCGTCAGCGATTAATTGATGGTATTTTCCGCTCATCTCGGGCACGGATAAAGATGCGATATCTATATTAGCCTCATCTTTAAAAAAGATAGAATCTTCCGTAATCATTTCTTTGATATCATTAATATTCATAATATAAGTATAACAAAGGATTAATTCATATACAAGGAATTAGTTTAGGTAAGTTTTTTAATCTGGAACTGCCCTGCATATGCGAAATTTGCAGTAACTATAATCGGTTCTATAGCGGCAGCATTTGCTTGGAATGAGATACTGGATAGAGATACAGGAAATGAATCACGAAATACGATTTCGTAATTTGGATTTGATTTGTTAGTATTCACTATAATAGACATATCGGATTTAAGCGTATCAAGGCCTGTGCCTGATGCTGTGGAAACAATAGATTCTTTTAATTTAAATTGGTCAAAATCTTCTGGAAATCCGATTGCTAACAACCAGTTATATATTTCAAGATAATTAGATAAATCTTCTGCTACTATAAAAGAAATACTTAATTGTTCAAAGTTAATTTTATCGCCTTCGATAGGTAAATCACTAAAGAAAGAAGCATAAGAAGTTATACCTAATGCTACACTAGGAATTGTTACTTCTTGAGTCATAAAACTAACATCAGGTAATCTTAGAAAACTAGTTTCAAAAGATACTGGATTAAGATAATTTATTTCAGTTGGTGTATTAAATGGCATATTATTAATTGCTTTATGTTAAGTGTATTAAATCTATTTATACTATTGACCAAGCTGACAAGCAAAGCCTACCATGAAAAAATAGTCAATGTAAGGAACTATGTTATATATTTATAACCTTTTCTATTTAATGCTACTCTGTTAACTTGATGTTCTTTCTGTATATCTTCTTTAGATTGCCCGTCATAGAATACGGCAAGGTTTTCTTCAACCATTTGTTCATTTAATGAAACTCCGTTCATTATAATATCACCTAATATTCTACCAAACTTTCCTTTTCCATCTTTAATAGTTCTTATTTTTATTTCACTACCTTTAGGGCAATAATCATTTAAAAACTCTTTTGCGAGGTTTCCGTAATACTTTTCTTCTTTATCTTTCGTCCTTGACTCTGGTGCATCTATGCCATGTAATCGTATAGTTTGATTAGCAAGAAACAAATCAAACCCCAAATCAATATCACACCTAATAGTATCGCCATCGATAATCCGTTTAACACGAGCTCGGTATTCATACATAAATAGACTCCATAAAAAAAAGGGGTAAGGGCAAAACCCTTACCCCTCTTGATTTAAACCAAACTAAAATTACAGTAGGTTATTGACTTTAACTTTTCTGTAATATTGGTTTTCGTCTGCTGTCATGGTTTGAGAACCATCACCAACAAAAGGATTCTTAATCATGCCGTAGCGTGTCTTAAATCCGATTTTTGGTTGGAATGTGTTTTCACCCATAGCACGTACCATCTGTAGAGGAACGTAAGGACAGTAGAAAAGACCAGCATCATAAGGACTTGCACCCTTATAACCAACTACATAGAATTGACCAGCGTTTGATGTGTAGTAAGGATCAACATAAACTTTCATGCCGTTCATCATACCAGCATAAGTTGACATTGTATCATCTACATTCAACGCATGACCTGATTCCAACATACCACCCATTGACATAGCAGAAGCAACGTCAGCGGAACAGATCATAAAGTTACCTTTTCCTCGGCGAGTGTTATGACCGATTTCATTTCGATCACGCTCGATTTGGAACATCAAACCTTTGAATTTTTCAACAGACCAACGACCAGAACTATCAAGGTCAAGATCGAATGTACCTGCTGATGTAGTTGTAGAAGCACCGTCGTTAGCAGTTACATAAATTGTACGGATAACTTCACGGTTAATCTCTTGCAAGATTTCCGTAGAAAGAATATTCGCCAATTCTGTTTCTGCATCCAAACCATGTACTGCTTTCAAGTCTTGAGCCAACTCCGTAGAGTACTCAGCTTTAAGAGCACGTGATTTAGCGGTTACGGAAGTTTTGTCGATTGTGAAAGCCATCTCGCCAAAAGTTCCACCAGCGCCTAAATCTTCAGCGTCAGCTGTTGCCATACCAGTACCATAATTCCATGTGCCACCAAAAGGATTATTGGTATTGTCGGTTGTGGTATGTGTACCAGTACCAGAATGTTGAGTATCTGCTTCGTCTGCACCTGTACCAGCTGCACCGAACGCTTCAACACTCTCACCACCAGCAACTCCACCTGATCCACCTGTCTGAGCATTGTATTTTGATTTCATAGCGAAAATCAAACCAGTTGGCCCAGTCATAGGTTGAACGCCTGCAACGTCATATGCAATCATTTGAGGCATAGCACGTCTTACAAGACTAATTAAAATTGGATCCCAGTTATCTACGCTCCCACCAGTAGAATTAGTGGGTGCTGCTTCTTTTAAGAAGTTCTCTTGGTTTTCCAACAAACGCAAAGTAACATCTCTGCGATATGAATCTTTAACTTCGGGAAGATCGCCGTGTTCCATTACCGGCTTCCACTTATCCGAAATATCTTCTGATAAATACATAATTGTACTCCTTGTAAATAATTTTGTTTAATTAATTAATGTTAAAATTCAGTCAATCCATTATTATTGTTTTTTTGACAAATTAGAAATTGCACTCATAACACTATCCATACGACTATCACCAGTTCCATCTACAACAGGGTTGTTAGTGCCAGCAGTTGCTTTCTTATTGTCCACAACTTCTTTCTTGTCAGATTTGAAATAACTATTCTTGATAGTGTTCAGTTTTTCCGCATACTTAGCATCAGTATCGTAATCAACATCCTCTGTCAATTCTTTTAGTTTTTCAATGTCTGTGTCAACCATACCTTCTGATACGGTCTTAAATACAGAAGCAGCCTTATATGTATTTAACTCTTTCACGGTGTCCATGTGCTTCTCAGTTTGTTCGTCTAATTTCTGTTCAAGTTCTGCAACTTCAACAACTAGACTTTCAAATACATCTTCTTTTTCTTCGGGAACGTCAATATAATGTTCCTCAAACAATTTTTTCAATCCAGCAATAAAACTCTCCGTAACTTCGTTACGAACACCTTGTTCTACGACAAGTTTGTTTTCTTTCATCCATTCTTCAGTTGCATAGTTGAGGTATTTATCAACATTTTCAGACATCTCTGTTTGAATTGTCTCAACACGCTCATTAAGTTCTTTCTTAGATTCTTCACGAATCTGTTTGCGAACTTTTGCAATTTTGGATTTAACAGCGGCTTCAAAGATTGTAGCAGCTTTAGTTTTGAATTCTTCAGAAAGTTCTTCACCATCAACCAATGCAGCTACATCTTCATCTACATTAATTTCGATTTCTTCTTTCTTAGCTTTCTTAGATTCCTCTGCTTCTTCTTCATCCTCATCTTCTTCATCTTCATCTTCGTCATCAGCAGGGGGGAATTCCTCTTTTTTAGATTTCTTGGATTCTTCCCATTCTTCTTCATCTTCTTCTTCGTCATCCATCTCTTTTTTCACTTTTTTACCTTCTGCTTTTGCAGATGCGTGAGACTTAGAAGTTTTAGGTTCGGAAGCTTTAGATGTTCCTTCTTCTCCATCTTCCTCTGATTCATCTCGACCTGTATCTGGATCGATCTCAGGAAGTCCAGCTTCTTTGTTAGAATCTTTTACTTTTTCGTTTATCTTTTTTTCGATCTCACTATCTTCCATCATCTCTGCATCAGTTTGTCCATTTTGTTTAGCCATTTTTAACTACTCCTTTTAAATATCTAATTAAGATTGTAATTTTTTCATAAAACTTTGAAATAGTTTTATCTTCTTTTCATCTAGTCTTTTGGATATTGTACTCTTAATCTCTTTACGAATATCATACTCAAGTTCTCCTGTGAGACTAAATTCTCTACCTTCCATAATGCCATTAACAAATGCGTCAGGGGCACTTGGGTCAGAAACAATATCAACAGTAGAAAGAACAAAGTCATCTTGAACTTCATTCACACCATCTTTATTTGTCTTAACTGAACCAAGACCTCTAGAACTCACTCCCAAACGAACACCTGATTCAAGAAGATTTTTTACAATCTTTCCATTCGGTGTATCGATTATCTTTGCTTTTCCAATGAAATTTTTTCCATCTTCTTTTAATTCTGTTATTATATGAGAAACCCTATCAAGATTAACGGTTGGGCCGTCTGGATGTCCTAACTCTCCCAACGCTCTATCTTGTTTTACAAAGTTCTCATTAAATTTCTTTACCTGCTTTTTAAGAACTGGATATGGATAAACTCTACCATTCTGATTCTTAATATCAGATTGCATAAAGATACCTTTAATATATTGTTGTTTATCTTTACCTTCAACAATATATTCAACTTCGCTGGTATGTTCTGTTATTAGTTTCATTTATTTCTCTCCCTTTTTCGCCCTTCGTGCTTTTAATCTCTCCCCTTCAGCAGACTTCATTTTAGGAAATAATTTTTTAGCAATTTTTTTAATTATACCTTTCTTCTTGCTTAACAACTTTTCAACTTTTTCTTTTTGAGACATAGATAAGTCTTTTGCACTTTTACCAGCTGTATGTTTTTTTCTAAGAATATCACGAGCCTTTTTCATCGCTCTGTTAAATATTTTCTCAGGACTTGCTCTTTTGTTTAAAGCGATCTCACGTTTTCTTTTAATAATACCAGACTTCATTTTCATTATTCTAGATCGTTTCACTCTTTGAGAGATTGTTAGTGCTTCATCCATTTTATATTATCCTGTGGTATTATCTGTTTCTGTTTCCGTACTTGTCTCACCTTTAGGTTCTGTTGTTGGTGAACTAGCATTAGGAACATACTTAAACGAATTTTTGAAATCATCAATAACTGACATCGCCTTATTTTTCATCATATCGGCTAATGTAACATTTGATTTACTAAATTTTTTATCTACAATTTGTTTTATAAAACTAACATTAGTTGATCTTGTATCTGCATCACTCATTTCGCTTTCCTTTCATTTAAAATAAAATCAGAGTCGTTAATTTTTTCTCTAAGTATATCTTCGTTGATATTAAACTTAATTGCGGATTCTGCAATCGCCTTATTAATTCTAACGATACCATATTGATCTGTTAAATCAAACGCAAAATAAATTGCTTCCTGTATCCTTTCCTTTTCAGGCAAGTCAGAAACCTTCTTCTTATAATTTTCAATAAAACTGGATTTAGAAATTTTCATATTTAATTATGGATTAAAATTCATCATCATCACCAGAATCAGTTTCATCTTCTTCTGGTTTTTCTTTCGCAATCTGGGCATCAATATCTTTTATATCTTGTTCTGATTGTCGTAAAACACTCTTTCTTACCCATTCATTAGAAATATATTTTCCAATATATTCATCCATTTGCTGGAGAATTTCAAATCTTTCTCTATAAATTTCATTCTCTTTTAATTCAACATAGTGTGAATCTTTAGTCCATATATAATCTAATCCGTCTTTAATCTGGTGCCAATCATCTTCACTAATAATTCCTTTAAGAAGAAGTTGCACTCGCAATAATTCTGAAAATAAAGATGAAAATTTATATCGTATTTTCGTAATAAATTTTGAAAACTTAATTTCATCTCTATTAATCTCAGATGTTCTTCCAAGATTGAAAGCAGTTTGTTCCGTTCCCTCTATTCTAGAGATAGGAACATTCAATGCTTGATATAGTTTCTTTCTAAAATATTCTATATCTTCGATCTCACCAAGATTCTGTCCACTAGGTAAGGTATTAATCTCTGTACCTCTACCGCCTTCCCTTCGTGGCAACCAGAAATCTTCTAGCATTGACATCTGCTTTTTCTGATCTTCTACTTCACCAGTAGTTGCGTTATAAACAACCTTTTGTTTATACTTGTCCATAACAGAACGTAAGTATTGTTCTGCTTTTAATTTCGGCAAGTTACCAACATCTATATAAAAAATTCTTCGTTCTGGTGCTCTTGCCAAGCGATAGATAACAAGAGAATCCTCAATCATCCTTAATTGGTTATAAGGTTTAATTGACTTATATAGATAACCTATAACAACTTGTTTCTGAGAATCAATCATTCCAGAATGAACATAGGAAATTGAATCAGCAGAAACTTTTATTTCCTCTTGATATCTTCCATGAGGATAAAACTGTCCAGACAACTGATCTGGTTTGTAAATAAAATATTCTTCTATGTTTGTG